CGAATGCTTCGATCGAGACGACCCTTGACCTGACCCGGATCGCGTGAGGCGGGCCTGCCGCAAATCGATTAGAAACGTCCATGTCTCCGACCGACGCCACGACGCCATCCCGCCCCACGCGATGGGGCCTGGCCGCGAAGCTCTTCGCCATCCTGACACTGCTCGGGGCGATCGCGGTGCTGGTCACCGGGGTGCTGGGCTACCTGCGGGCCCGCGATGCGCTGCAGGAATCGATCTACAATCAACTGACGGCCACGCGCAAAAGCAAGGCGCGACAGGTCGAGACCTACTTCCGGACCATCCGCAACGAGCTGAGCCAGCTCGCCACGTCGAAGATGGCGGTCGATGCGGCGCGGGAATTTCGCGCCACCTTCGACGAGCTCGAGCGGTCCGACGTGCCGTTCGAGCTGCGGCGCAAGGTTGGCGACTGGTATGCTGCCCAGTTCCTGCCTGAGATGCGGCGCGTGCTCGGCAAGGAACCGAACATCAACGACTACCTGCCGGTCGGACCGGCTGCCTACTATCTCCAGTACCACTACATCGTCGCCAATCCGCATCCGGCGGACCGCCGCAAGCTCCTGGACGATGCCGGCGACGGCAGCGCCTACAGCCGCCAGCACGCAATCTACCATCCGCTGTTTCGCTCCGCCGCCACCACCTTCGGCTTCTTCGACTTCATGCTGGCCGATCCGAGGTCCGGCCGCATCGTCTATGCGGTCGAGAAGGAAGTGGATTTCGGCGCCTCGCTGCGGGCCGGGTCGTTTCGCCAGTCCAATGTCGCCGCCGCCGTCGCCCGGTGTTCGGCCGCGCCCGATCGATCGGCGGTGTGCCTGGAGGATTTTGCCTCCTATGCCCCCTCGGGCGGCGCCCCGATCGCCTTCATGGCGGCGCCGATCATCGACCAGGGCGTCGTCATCGGCGTGCTGATCGCGCAATTGTCGATCGACGAAATCGACAATGTCGTGACCGGCGACCGACAGTGGCGGCAGGACGGCTTTGGCGCCACCGGCGAGGCCTATCTGGTCGGCGCAGACCATCTCGCCCGCTCCGGCCCGCGGGCGTTCTACGAGAATCGCGACCGCTACTTTGCCGAGCTCAGGCAGGGCGGCGAATCCGACGCCAACATCGATGCGATCGGCCGTTACGGCACGCCGGTCCTGCATCAGCGGGTCGACACGGAGGCGGTGCGGTCTGCCCTCGCCGGCACCCAGGGCGCGGGCGAGATCGTCGGCTATCGCGGCGCGCCGACGCTCGCCTCGTGGGGGCCACTTGCCATTCCAGGCATCAAGTGGGTGCTGATCGCCAAGATCGATGCGGCCGAGGCCTTTGCGCCGATCGTCAAGCTGCGCCAGGACCTCATGGTCGTGGGCGGCCTCGCCTTCCTGGTCGTGCTGCTTACCGGCGCCTGGTTGTCGCGCTCGCTGCTGGGGCCGCTCAGAGACCTCACGGCCGGCGTGACCCTCTTTGCCGCCGGCGACTACAGCGCCAAGGTGGCGGTTCGCACGCGTGACGAGATCGGGCGGCTGTGCTCTGCCTTCAACGGAATGGTCGACCAGCTCCGCACCAAGAACATCGTCATCGAGAACAAGAATCGCGAGAACGAGGAGCTGCTGCTGAACGTGCTGCCGGCGCCGATCGCCAACCGCCTGCGCGGAGGCGAGGCGGGAATCGCCGACGGCTTTGCCGAGGTGACCGTGGCTTTCGCCGACATCGTGGGCTTCACCCAGATGTCGGCGGACATGCCGCCCGCTCAGGTCGTCACCCTGCTGAACGGCCTGTTCACGCGCTTCGACGAGGCCGCGAACGACCTCGGCATCGAAAAAATCAAGACGGTCGGCGATGCCTACATGGCGGTGTGCGGGCTGCCGGTCCCTGTGGCCAACCATGCCGAACGCATGGTGCGCATGGCGATCCGCATGGTCCATATCACCCGCGAGCACGCCATGGAGCATCACGCCTCCATGAGACTGCGCGTCGGCATCAACAGCGGCCCGGTGGTGGCCGGCGTCATCGGCAAGAGCAAGTACATCTACGATCTGTGGGGCGACACGGTGAACCTGGCGAGCCGCATGGAATCGGGCGGCGTTCCCGACTCCATTCAAGTGACCCGCCCAGTCTACGAGAAGCTCAAGGACGCCTTCGTCTTCGAGCCGCGTGGAACGATCGAGGTCAAGGGCAAAGGCAGCGTCGAGGCCTGGCTGCTGCGGCTGTAGCGTTTCAGCGCCATTGGGATGTCGGCGCCGAAGTTTCAGGTCGACCATCACCGCATCGTGGACCGGCCTGTGCGGGCAGCATCCCTTTCAAGCCGAGACAGTGCCGCAAGGAAGTGTGCGCTGCCCCTCGGGGCGCCGCTACAGCAGCAATCGGGCGAGGGCCGACTTGAGCTCCTGCGTCTCGGCTTCGAGCGAGCGCAGCCGCCGTTCCTGATTCTGGTTGGCGGCGACCAGCAGCGGGAGCAGGCGATCGGGATACCAGTTCTGGGGCTTGATCTCGCCGGCCTTGTGGACGAACGAGCCGTCGGGGTTTTGCGGGCCGGATTGGCCGTCCCAGACCTCGTCCTTCTTTCCCGTCACGGCGCACGGCAGGATCTTCTGGATGTCGTGGGCGAGGAAGCCCGCGCTTATCTCGCCCGAATGCTTCCAGCGGTACCACAGCGGCTCGAGCTGCAGGATCAGCGCGACGGCGTTGTCGATCCCGCCCAGCACGTCCTTCAGGCGGTAGTCGGAGGGCGGCGTGGCGGCGCAACTCGAGATGTACGTGCCGGCGGCGTCGATGGTCCAGTTGCTCTTGGTGGTGCCGCCGAGAGACAGCAGCATGATCGAATCGCCGCCGCCCGTGTTGTTGTTGAGCTGCAAGGCCCAGAACTGACCCTTTGAAAAGAAGGCCGACAGGCCGCCCGTGACCGGCGTGGCGTCGAAACCAAGGGCGCCCCCGAGCGTCGTATTGCCTTGGCCTGGATTGTCGCGGACGTTCTGCCCCAGACGAATGGTGTGCGAGATATAGTCGGCGCGCAGCGTCGTGAACCGACCCGTGCTCGGGACCGTGGGGCCGATCGGGGTGTTGTCGATCGCCGTGAACTGACCCGTGCTCGGCGTCGTGGCCCCAATGGGGGTGCTGTTGATGGCGCCACCCGTGATGGCAACAGCCGACGCTGCCTGGGTGGACATCGTGCCCAGGCCGAGATTGGCGCGCGCAGTCGCGGCGGTCGCCGCGCCGGTTCCGCCGCCGGCAACGGATATCACTTCATCGGCGAACGTCGAGCCGTTGTACCGCTGGAGCTTCAGCGCCGAATGATCCCAACGCATGGCGCCGGCCGGAATGTTCGACCACCCGGTCGTGTTGTCGCACATGGTGAGGGACAGGTTGTCCCTGTCGGCAATCAGCCCCGGCCAGCTCGCGTAGCCGTCCGACGCTACAGGTTTGTTCCAGTCAGCCATCCTAAGCTCCTCGAGCGGTCCAACTTATTGTCGTGGTCGTACCGTTGCCCACTCTTGTTCCGTTCTTGTCGTACACCAGCAGATTGAACGAGGTCGGACCCAACGCCGCGTAGTTGAAGTCGACGATCGCGGTCCACGGCAGGTTCGTGAAAGACGCATCACCATTTACGGTGACTTGAACGGCTTTCACCTTCCCGAAACTCTTGTTGAACGGCACGGTCGTGCCGCCACCCGTCGAGTTGAAGATTGCCGTTCCACTGTCCGTCTTCTCCTTGGCATCGATCCGGATGTTCGGCGGCTTCATCTGGAAGAACGCCCCGGACGCGCTGGTGAAAGCCCAGGTGATGCGGATGTACTGGAAATTGGCGACGTACTGGATGGCTCCGGTGCCGACCGTCGTCCAGCTCGAGCCGTCCGTCGACTTCTCGACGGTGATCGTCAGGACGGGAGCCCCCACGATGTCGTTCTTGCCACCGTCGATCGTGACGGTCGCCATGCTGGTGATGAGCGAACCGACATCGAAGGTTTCGACATACTGGGCCGTGCCCGGCGGCGGCTGGAGGTAGTACGGGTAGCCGGCCGTGATCTGGGCCTGCGGCGAGGCGAAGCCGTTGTTGGTGAAATGCTGCGTCCACGTCTCGCTGGTGTTGATCGGTCCGGTGAGCAGGCCCTTGCTGTAGGACGACCTGTCCACGATCACATTGGTTCCACCGCCTGGAACAGCACCGGAGGCGGCACCCTGCCACAGCGAGGTCTGGTTGGTATGGACGATGTAGTCGGGCGGCTGGCTGACCGTCGCAACCACGAAAACCGGCGCCCCTTCGTTTCCGGCCGAATCCACCGCCGCGACCCAATAGATGAATGTCCCGCCCGTGGTCTCGGCGTAGCTCGTGAACGTCCCCGTCTTCGTGCCGATCAACGTCGACGACGCGTAGTCGGTGGTTGGCGTCGCCCCGCGCTTCACGGTGTAGCCGACGATCGGCAACGTCGCCGTTGGCGCGGTCCAGCGCAGCAACACATTGTTGTCGATCACCTGGATCGTCAGGTTGCTCGGTGCGCCAGGCGCGGCAACGATGACCGTGGTCGCCGACGGCACGCCCGGCGTCCCCGACACGTCGGTCGGCACGATCCAGAACACCCGCGCGCCTAGCCAATTGATTGGCGCCTGGTACGTCGTGGCCCTGGTGCTGCCGATCAGGGTGGCACCGATCAGCGTCGGGCCATAGTAGAGATCGTAGCGGTCGATCAGGCGCGTGCTCGTGACCGCCGGCCAGGACAGGATGTAGTCGGCCCCCGAGATCACGCCCGTGATCGCCGGCGAGCCGGGGATCGCAATCGAGACGTCCAGCCGGGCCGCATTGGCACTGTAGGTGCCCTGCGGCGACGTCACCGCGGCGACCCACCAGGTGTAGCTGCCGGCGGCCAGGCCCTGCCGCGCGAAGAACGCCTCCGTCGTCCGGCCGACCACGGTGCCGGAAGCCCACGAGGCGCCTTGCCTGATCTCGTACTGGAAGACGTTCAGGTCGGTGACGGGCGTCCACTTGAAGGACACGCCGGCCACGTCGGTCAGCAGGCTGAGGCCCGTCACGTCGGACGGCTGCACCTGGGACGTCAGCGCCACCTCGAGGAGCTCGACCCAGGGGCTGTTCCTGCCGTTGAGGGCTTTGCTGCGCACCCGAAAGTCGTAAAAGCCTTCTTCGGCGTCCTGGTACTCGATGCTGGTGGTCGAAGAGACGCCGACATCCTGCCACGTTGGACTGTCGGGCAACCTCGCCTGAACGTCGTAGGCATAGACGCGCGAATCCGCAATCAGCACCTTCTCCAGCGGGAAGCCCGGCAGGTGTCCGGCTTCGAGATGCCCGCCGCGTTCCCACGACACGACGACCGAGGTCACGATCGCCGAACCCACGATCGCATGATGCAGGATCGAGCTGAGATTGGACGGCGGCTCGATGTCGCCGGTCGGCGTCACGTTGTAGGTGTTCGGCGCCGTGAGGATGTTCTGCTCGACCCGCTGGAATTTGGCCGGGTCATAGAACACGGCCATGATCTCGAACGTCGCTGGGCCCGCTTCCGCGTTGGACACGATCAGGAACTCACGGGTCGCCAGGGCGGTTTCCGTGATCGCCCAGACGGCGTTGGCGAGCGGCGCGGCCGACAACGCGCCGGACCAGGTGAGCGTGCTCGTGCTGCCCGCCGCGTTGGTCAGCGTCTTCGCCGCCATCGTCCCGTCAGGCAGCATGACCTTCAGGGTGTAGCTGTGCCCCGAAACGATCGTGAACGGCGCATCGAGGACGAGGCTGGTCGTGGTGGCGGCACTCGCCCGGCCGCCGATCACCTTCTGGGCGTAGTTCTCGTCGGCAATCGAGACGATGTCGCCCGGCATCTTGTCGGCGCCGTCGAGGCCGGTGCGGAAATGCACGGTCTCGGTCGAGGTGCGTTCGGTGTCGAGCGTCCACTTGCCGAGCCGGATGGCCTGGCCCCGGCTGGTGCAGCCGGACGCAACCAGGTCGATCTGACGAACGCCATAGAGGCTGACGCCCGTGGGATCCTCGACGAACTCGGCGGCCGGCCGCCAGGCATCGTCGGGATCGTTCCACACCACCTTGGCCACGGTGTGCCGGGCCTTGAGAGAGGTGCCTTCGTACTTGAACTCGCCGCCGATCACGTTCGAGTTGGTGAACAGCGCGACCGGCGCCTTGGGCATGTCGGCGACAGCCCGAACGGCGCCGGCCGACCAGAACGGCATCGACCGGAAGATCGACGCCAATTGATTGACGGCGGCGTATGCCTCCTGGCGGCTGTTGAGACAGAGATTGCAGGTGAAGCGGGGTTCCTGGCCGCCGTTCCCGTCGCTCACCAGTTCGTCGCAATATTGCGCGATGGTGTAGAGATCCCACTTCCACGGGTCGACCGCGCCCGGCGGCAGGCCGAGCCCGTAGCGGGTATTGGTCAGCAGATCGTAGAAGCACCAGGCCGGATTGTCGGACCACGCCACCTGGGACAGGCTCGTGAAGGCGGCGCCGCCGACATTGTAGGCGCGGGTGACGGGATCGTAGTTGTTCGGCAGCTTGATCTTCAGCCCCTTGATGTCATACGAGCGCGACGGGGCCGAACCGCTGAACTGCGCCGTATCGATCTGAATGCCGGCATAGGCCACGTTGGGATGCGCGAGCTTGCCGTCGACGACGGTCGTGTAGGCCGTGAAGTAGTATTCGTTCTTGATGCGCGTCTGCGGCAGATCAGGCGGGTCCTGGATGACCTTGATGGAGAACTGGGTGCCGGCGGCGTGTGGCGGCAGCGCGAGACGAAGATCACGCTGGTAGGTGCTGGTGCATTTCCCGCCGAACGCCTCGTGAACCATATCCACGAAGGAGCCGGCCCCCGTCTTCAACTGGATGCGGTACTCGGCATTGCTGGCCTTCACCGATCCGTCGTCGTTGGTGCCATCGAAAAGAGCCGGGATCGACAGCTTCACGATCACGGCGCTCATGCTGCCGGTCGTATCGGTGAAAGTTTCGGTGTGAGGCGAGGCGTGCGTGATCTTGGCGCCGAGCCCGGAGCTCACCTGGACGACACTGGTCGATTGCGGGAAGCCCGACATGTAGCTCTGACCGCCCCACGGCAGGCCATAGCGCGTGTCCCAGCCAATGCCGTTGAAATTCCAGGTCCCATCCGAATTCTGAAGCGGCGTGTCGTTGAAGAAGATCGACTTGTCCTCGTCGACCAGGCCCTCGATCTCGCCTTCGCACCACACGTCGAGGAAACGGGCCGTCGACCGCGATTGAAGCGTGTCGGGTGCTTCGGACGGCACGCGGCCGGACGGCAGGTTGCCTCCTTTGCCGGGTGTGCCGCCGGCGCCGCGGGTGAACACCGTACGCTTCTCAATGACGGACATCAGAGATCCCCATTGTCGAAGCTGGTGCGGGCTGTCCCGCCATCAGGCAGGGTCGTCTGAGGCAGAGTGCTCACCTCGTCGGACCCGATGGCCGACGCCGCAAGCGTGGAACCGACCCGCATGCGGCCGTAGACGATCGGGATCGGGCCGCCCTGCTCCGCCGTGTTGACCGCACCTGAATAGATGAACGACTGGCGGGCCTCGGGCCGTTCCGGTGTATAGCCGGGGGCCGCTTGCGCATTGGGCGACAGAAGCTGGGACACGCCACTCAGTGCCAGAAGGGCACCAATGCCGGCGATGTTGCCGTAGGTGATGGCCCCCAATCCAAAAGAAGGAATAGCGATTGCCCCGAGATCGACCAATCCGACCGATGCGCTGAAGGCTGCTCCCTCGGCGGCCGCACCAAAAGCACCAGCCTCGGCCATGCCGGCCGCGCCGATTCCAGCGGCCGCCGGTGCCAGAAAGAAGGCGCCGGCGATCATGGCGACGCCCAGGACGATCTTGCCCACCGTCTTGCCGCCACCGCCGCCTCGTCCCATCGCCGCCGGGATGATGTGCACGTCGTCCTTGCCGAGCTGGAACACGACCTCCGGCAGGTCGAGATACCGGCCCGCCCGGCGCGTGGACCCGCGAACGAACGAATAGGCCGGCCCCCGCATGAAGGTCGCCCGAAAGCCTGGATAGTTGGCTTCCAAAGCCCAGATGGCCTCGGGCAGCGTGCCGATGTCGAAGTGGTGCCGGTGTCCGTACCGCCGGCCGAGCGCCCCATGGAGGTAGACGGCCCTAAGCATCACCACTCCCAATCGATTGGGAGGACCCTGCATAGCGCATGGTCTTCAGATGGAACTTCTGCTTCCAGGGGCCGAGCACATCGATTCGCGAGAGCCGGCGCGTCAAGTGATGCAGCACCAACCCGTTGCCCATGTAGATTCCCGTATGGTTGATCACCTTGGCGCCGACCTGAAAGAGCAACACGTCGCCGTACTCGAGGTTTTCGTTGGCCTCCAACGCGTCGAAGCCGGGAAAGCTGCCGGCGAGGATGTTCTCGGAGATGACGTTCTGCCCCAGATCCCACCAATCCGGATCGCGCGGCGTGATCGGCAGGACGATCTGCCGCTCCTTGCGGTACCAGTCGCGCACCAGGGCATAGCAATCCGCCGTCCCATGCCGGAACACCCTTCCCTCGTACGGCGCGATCGGAAGCTGGTCGCCCCAGAAGAAGCACGACGGGCCGTAGACCTGGCTCAGCACCACGATGCCCCAGGGCACCTCTGCCGCTTCCTGCTGTTCCATGTCGGTCCGGGACGGACAATCCAGGCCCTCGGGGTGGGAATGGATGACCGCGCCGAGCCGCCCCGACGCACAGGCTTGCGCCACGATCTCCGGCGCGATCTCGAACGATGTCGCGGCGTCCTCGGCCTGGTTGACGCACGCGACATACGCACCGTCGATGATCAAGCCGCACGACTCTCCCGGCGCCCGGTTGACGGCATCCTCGAACATGGCCTCGCGGCACGCCGGAGAAATATCGAACATGGTGGTTACCGGGTCTTCGCAATCCCGGGCCACCCCGAGTAGGGTAGCTCGGCGTTGGTGCCAAATCGCGCGATGCAGCCCGACAGGCGTTTGCTGCACACGTCTTCGGCCGAATTCGCCGTCGGCGTGTCATCGACCTTGAACTTGTTCGATCCGGCGTAAGGGCACGTGCCGGTCACGAAGATGTTGTGGGTCGCATCCCAGCGTCGATAGGTTTCGCTGCAGGTATCCCGGATGAACTGTCGGCGCGGAATCATCACCCCCTGCTGGTCGAGCGACGAGGCGAGCTCGAATTCCATCATCGTCTTGGTCTGGGCCGACTTGCGGTCGATGTAGTAGATCTCGGGGCCGAAGTAGGAGTTCGGGTCGGCATTGGACTGGCCGTCGAGGTATTTCACGAAGGTCTTCCAGCGCGTCACCTTGGCGCCAAGCAGATCATTGTTCTGGATGACGGAGGGCAGAAGCAATCCAGCGACGTTGCTGACCGTCAGCTTGGGCTTGGGCAGCGGACCGCGACCGTTCCATTCGAAGCCATCGGCCATGATGGGGAACGGCACGTAGGTGTGGCCCTTCCACACCGGCGCCGTGCCGTTGGCCAGCGTCCCCGGGCACAGATAGAAGATGTCCGTGCCGCCGGCCGACGAGGTGTCGATATCGAACAGCGTCACCAGGTCGCCGGGTTGAAGCGACTGGGCCGTTGTCGCGAGAGAAGTGGTGATCGTCATGGGCCCCGCCTACAGGTCGAAGACCTGGGTGAATTGCGCCTTCACGGACCCCGTGACGGCATTCTTCTTCTGGACGTCCCAGCTCTTGCACTTGAACTGGAGCGCGCTGCCGCCCGGCGGCGTCCACAGGAAAGCGAGGTAGCCCTTCTGGCCGCCCAGAAACGTGTCGATCGTCTGGCAGTCGATCCACGAGATGTCGTCCCAGACGACGCTCCACATCTGCGGCACCAGGTTGAGGCCGTCGCCGGCGCGCTGCTCGTAGCCGTTGCCGAAGGCGCTCTCCAAGGTTCGCGGCGAGCGACTGAGCTGGCTGCCGAAGGTAGCGGCCACGGAAGGAAAGGACGTGGTCGCAGGCATCAGGTGGCGTACCCGGGATTGAAGCTGCCGGCCGGATTGAGAATGCCGCCGGGCCGCATGTTCTCGCGCAGGTTACGATTGAACTCGGCCGTCACCGCGGCCGCGATCTCCCGCCCCATCGCCGCCGGATCCCCACTGCCGGAGCCACCGCGCCCGCCGCCACCACCACCACCCGCAACGTTCACATTGATGCTCGTGGAGATGACGTTGCCGCCCCCGCCGCCCTTCAAGGTCACGGGAATGCGGCCGTTCGGCACCGGCACATAGGCTTCCGGCGTCGAGCCCTCGCCGAACAGGGCAAGCTGGGGCGAACTGGCGACACCGCCGCCGGCATAGCCGCGCAGCGGCAGCGGGCCGCGCGAGGTCATGATGCCGCCGCCGGCAAACAGACCGGATATCCAGTTGAAGCCGCGGCTGATAAGACCCGGCCCAGCGCCACCAAATATGGCTTCGGCGAGCGGCGCGGTGATGTTCTGGCGAATGATGATCTTGGCGAAATCGGCGGCGACACTCTTCAACAGATCGCTCATCGCCGATTGCCAGGTCTTGGTCTGCATCAATATGCCTGTGAGGGCGTCATCGGTCGCATTGAAGGCGCTAACGACACCTTGTTCGTACGCCCGCCACCCCTCGGCAGCTTCTCGTTGATACGCGGCCAAAGGACCATTGGCCCGGCGAGCAGCTTCGTTCACATCCGCCAATTGAAGGGCGTACTTGCGCCGCTCTTCGATCTGGGCGAGGCGCTCCTTCAAGGCGATTTCATCGCTGGCGAGCAGGTTGTTGGCCTTGCGTATGTCGAAATCGGCCTGCGCATTGGCGACCGCTTTCTCCTCGACCAACTGACTCTGGCCGGCGACGGTCATCTTGACGCGTGTGATCGCGATCTCGTCTTTGGTCCGAGCGATGAAATCCGCCTGCTGCTGGCCGAGATTGGCCGCAGCCTTTTTGCGCGCTGCGTCCTTGGCTTCTGCTTCGGCCTGGGTAAGCTTCGCCTGCTGGGCCTGCCCCTCCGGCGACGCGTCGCCAAACGCCTTCGACCGAAGATCGCGAATCTTGGCGAGCACCCCTTCAATAGCCGTATAACCGAACGCGCCAGCCGAACTCATGGACGCCTTGATCTTCGCCTCCGTATCCGGCAACTCCTCCAAGGTCTTCCTGGTCTCGGCATTCAGGTCGACCAGGCCCTTGAAGAACTCCAGATTGCGGGCATCGCGTGCATTCGGATTGCCTGATCCAGTGACGCGAGCCTCGGCGGCCTTCTGTTCGGCCATGAGCTCGCGAGCCGCCGCGGTAGACTGCAAATAGGCGTTCGCCAGGTCGATCTGGTACTGAACTTCGCGCGAAGTCGCGGCGTTCTGATCCGCCCAGCCGGCCGCCCGAAGCTTATCTGAGTTGTCGCCTGCTTGCTTGACGGCGGCCACATGCGCTGGATTATTCACATCGAAGCCGGGGATGCGCTTCTTGGCGTCTTCTTCAGCTTGACGGCGAGCGCGTTGTGCTTGAGGCGAGTTGGCGATTCTTATCCGACGCTCATCTTCGTCATTAGACTGTCGCGTTGCCGTGGCCCTCTTCTTCTCTTCCTCGGCAACAAGAACGGCGGAATCGGCCCTCGCCAGGTTCCCCCTTAACTCTTCTCTAACTTTTTCATCTTTCGAGGGATCGTTTAGGGCAGCTTCCAATTCCTTCAGGACGGCCTCTCGATCCTTCTTCAGTCTTTCGACTTTCTTATCCGCATCTCGCGCAGCCTTCTCGATAACAACCCCATTCTCAAAAACCAAGTTCGCTTTGTCTAAACTACCTCTGACGTCATCAACGATTTCCTTGAAACGATTTGCTTCGGCCCCATCCATAGCCTTCTTTTTTTCGTCGTCGAATTTCTTCATGGCGTCAGCCGCCTGACCAATTGCCTGTTCAAGAGCAACGGCCTCACTTTTCATGATAGAAATTTCACGGCGTAGATAACCCTTCGACACGTCTGACAGATTACTTGAGCTTAGTTTCGATTGTGCTTCTGTGATTTGATTTTGTAGCCGCGCTAGCTCTGCACGAGCGATTGCGGCATCGGCCGCTGGCCCTGAAAGACCGGACGCTGGTCCTTTCTTCGGAGGGTAGTATGCGACACCGCGTTTACGCAATTCTTCTTCACTAAGACCGACAAGACCCTCCTTCTCTGGATCA